ACATCGCTGGAAATACCAGCTACAGTTGTGACATTCGCCTGGATACCGCTAACTGTGTTAATGTTAGTCTGGTCAGAAGTTGTGGGCGTAGTGCGCAACCAGGTTGTCGTGCCGAGATTATAAACCTTCATCACGTTGTTGGTTGTGTCAAAGAACAGCGCCCCGTCGATCAGAGCATCGCCGTCATTGTCTAAGGTAGGATCGCCACCAGCCGTAGATTTTGCGCCGAGGTAACGATCATCAAAGTTGTCGTAAACCAACTCTGCCGCTGCCTGCGCTGCTTCCGCTGCGGTTTGCGCTGTCTCTGCATTGGTCTCCGCAGTTTCGGCGTTTGTCTCGGCTGTCTCAGCATTTGTCTCTGCGGTCTCAGCCGCTGCTTGCGCTGCTTCCGCTGCTGCCTGTGCAGCTTCAGATGCTGTCTGCGCTGTCTCTGCGTCTGTGGCGCTTGAGGCCGCTGCTGCGGCGCTGGTGGTTGCAGATGCCGCGTCTACCAGCAAGTCCCACTTTGCAATATCTGCATTGCTGCTTAGAGGCGTTGTGCCGCTAGATGTGTGCGCAGTGTTTGCAATATAAACATTGTTATTGCTTGTGTCTTTTACAATATCGCGCACCGCGTAAGATACAGCCGCAGCCCAATCGCCACGATAGACGCCAATAGCTTGCGTAATGTTCACATCGCCCGAACCGTCAAAAGCAAAAATCTTATTGGCTCGATCTGCCGCAGAGATTGTAAACTCAGATCCAGAAATGACGTTGGTACGAGAAGCTTTGATTGTCCGACCTAGCTCTTCGCTGTGCTGCTGCACCATGAACGTAAGCTTGTCCAGGCTGTTCTCAAGTGACTGAGCAGGGAACGGATCGTTAGGAACCAGGTCTAGCCCTTGCTCCAAGTCCATCTCGCGCAGAATAACAACAGTAACGCCTGACGCCGGTGCAGTTACAAAAACCACATTTCCGCCACTAACATCCCCAACACCTGTAACAGTGTAATCAGTTGTAATAGTCTGGACTGTTTCTGTCCCGTTGCTTGCCCGAAGGATAACAGTCAAGTCATCCTGGTCAAAAACCTTAAAGCCATAAGCAAAGGTAGTTAACGATCCATTGCCGCTGTAGCTTGCTCGGTTCACGCTGCTTGATACTGTCATGTTAAATCCTTATCTCAGCCGAAAAGTACCACATATCTTACCCATTTCCTAGAGAGCTATTCAAACGCCCTTGATATTTCTGGTGAACGACTAGGCGTTGTGTCACCTGGCCCCCACCAATACTTCTGACCTGTTTGTGTTTTCATTCTGCGTTCCAACCGGAGGAACTTAGATTTTGCTTTAGGATCAGTCATTAACTGCATCTGGTCCCACAACCCACGCTCCAATGCTAGGCGGCCATACCAAAGAGAAGACCCAGGAGTGTAACGCTGTGTAAACTTAACTAGCTCACTTGCTGCATTAGTATCCTGGCCTGTAGCGGCCTGGTATAGGTTGCCCACTGTTAGCTCAAGAACATCTTGACCGGCCCCGGCGACTGGACCAGCTATTGTTTCGGCTATCCCCGACCCATACCGGCTTGTGGCGGAAGTCAAGAAATCGCCAAAGATACCTATGCCGCCACCCTGCATAAAGGCTGCAAACCAGAACTTTGCAGTCTCTTCGCTGTCTCCAAACATTTCACGCGGGTCTCTGCCCTTAGAGATCTCTTTCATTTGAAGCGCCAGAGCGCCCATAAGCGTTGTGGAGATTAACAGGTTTGAATAGTAAGCGCCTTTTGAGGAAGACTGCGGCAGCCAAAGCGCCCATAAGCGTTGTGGAGATTAACAGGTTTGAATAGTAAGCGCCTTTTGAGGAAGACTGCGGCAGCTGCATACCCCGCATCAAGTGCGTATTGACCAGGGTAACGCCGAAGTTTTTATACATTGCAAACGATCGCGCCATTTCGCCGGTAAGCGTACCAGGCTGTGTGCCGCCGGTAAGGAACGTAGAACCACGAACAGAGGTGGACGGAACTGCAAAGTTGGTTTCCGTGTTTATCATCTCAAGCAAACGAGTAGATATATTATCGCGCAGAGCCTCATCAATATCAGTGCGCGCCGCAATGTCTGTGGGCCGTATGAACTTTGCGCCCTTGTGCTCATAAGCTTCTGTGCGCCGGATTATGTCCCACTGCGTAGCCTGGATATTGTACCGCTCCATTGTTGAGCGAAAGTTAGGGTCAAGCTCGTCAAAGGCCTTACCAGCGTTACGCGCTACAGTACCCATGAACTCCATGCCAAATGCCCAGCGCCCAGCAGAGGTCATAGGAGATAGGAGGGACGCCCTCATAACAAAGTCAGATATTCTGCGCGTAACTTCTGGCCCCGACATATCACCAACAAAACGCATCTGACCAGCAGCAAGGCTAGTCCAACCCTCGGCAATCAAGCCTGAGCTAATAGCAAGCTCACCTTTTTCTTTGGCCCCGAGAGGGCTCATATACTTTAAGTAGTCTCCGAGTATGCCGGTTTGAGGCAATCCAGAGAATTGACGGGCAAGACGCTGGAAGTTGACATCTGTTACCGCTGAGATCGCAGCCGCACCAAGTTGCGCAGACTGCAAGATCTGGCGCGTTCCTGCCATTGTCGATGCAAACTTGCTGTTGATAGGAGAGTTGTTACGGCCAGACACGGCCATATACATATCATCAAGTCGCTTGCCGGTAGATCGGGCCTTGTCTTTTAAGGCTTCGTCTTTTGCCATCTTGGCCTGTTTGGTCAGCGTGTCTTTCATAAATGTTATAGTTGACGTTGGGTTAGGCCCAAGCACTTCCATCATTGCAATATCACGGGACATATTGGAAATGTGCGATACCATAACATCAAATACGTTATCGTCGCCAAATTCTTTTTGGTACTCAAGCCAGCTATCAGCGTCCTTAAAAACTAAAAAGCGATGATCCTGGCGTTGGTTTGCAAGGCTTTTACCACGCCCGCCAGAGCCGGGGGTCATTTTGTTTGCGCCCTCTGTAGTTATAGTTTCATAAACATCTTTAAGGGCCAACTCTAAGCGTTGAGGCGTAAAGGCGAGACCTGTCACTTGGTCTATCATATCATTAGGAGAAAGCTTGGGGAGAATGTTGCTTCTCCAAGCTTCATAACCAGCTTTGCTTATTTTTAGACTTTGATGATTTTGAGGCAAGAACCACTTTTCATTTTTTGGAATAGATCCACCGGCCCTGTTAAACTTTTTGCGCAACGTCTCTGCGGTCTTTGTCCACGCAGCCGCCATCTCTTTTGCGCTGACATCACCCGTGCTTTCACCAAAGATCTCGCGCGTCATGTTTTTAAGCTGGGCTTTTTGGCGAACCTCCCCGACCAGGTTGCGCCGGAACGTGCCAAGAACCTGACTCATTTCAGCAAAAGCCATGCCTTTGATAGCGTCTTCCCTTTGCGTAACGCTAGAGAAACGAGACATTCCATCTTGCTCAAGGTGAGCTACAGCAGCGGCGAAAGGATTGCTGCGTCCCAAACGGTCCTTGTATTGGCTCATATTAAAGCTGACTTGCTGCCAGGCCTTAGCAGTTAAAAGCTTCTTGCGCTTGCGCTCAAAGGCTTGGCGTTCAAGTGCATCGAAGGTGTCACGCGCTGCCTGGCTAGACGCCTGGCCGGAACCCATTTTGCCCTGGTACTGCTCTTCAAGCTCGTCGAGAAGATCCCGCGCCTCTTTCGCCTGGGCTTCTGTAATGGTCCCCTCGGCCTGGGCGTTAACAATACATTCCCTAAAGCTCATTTTGCGCACCCTCTTAAACGATCCAGCATCTTAACATCCTGGTCAAATTCATCCTTCATGTCACGCAAGGTTTGGTATTGCGGCACGATTTCGTTTGTCTCTTCGTCCAGGCGGCTACCGATAGGAATTTCGGTATCTTCTCTGAAGTTGACTTGTAGCTCTTCTAGCAGTATATCGGTGTCGGAGGTATCAACATTGAGATTTTTTCTAGTAGATGGGTCTATACCCACGATCGAAACTGAACCAGGCGCAATGGTGTCACTTGCAGATGACGGATCTTGGAAGCCTATTTCCTCTGCCGCAATACTTTCAGATACTCGCTCCCCAGAAGTCACACGCGACATGGTAGCGTCACTGACAACCAGGCTTGGCTGGTCTATGCCAGAGGGCAGCTGACGGTTTATCAAAGCCGACCAGCTTTCAGAAAGATTGCCTGCGACCTCTCCGTATAGTTTCTTCATATCTGCAACAGCTTGAGCCCTAGCTGCATCTGGCTGACTTAAATCACGCGATACATTGTAAAGCTTTGTACCGCCGGATTGCTTTGCCTCTAACATGCCAGGAGGCCAGATCTGCACTTCACCAATCTGCCCATCATCGAATATAACGGCAAGCTTGCGATCAAAGTAACCATCGCTGGTAAATGCGTAACCTTCGTCAATTACCTTGTATCTTTTAGACAGTGCAGACACAAATGCCTCTGCTGCATCATTTGTGTCTGCACTAATTCCGCCACGCGCAACATCTGTAATCCTGTTGATTTCTCCACCGTAATTGTCACGCAGCTTTTCCTCGACCCGTTCCCGTTTTTTTAGCGCCGCTTTTTTCTGCGTCACCCCAGCAAACTCAGCCGCCCTAGAAATTTCAGCAGTCAGTTCAGCGTGGTTACGTTCTGCCCGCGCCATAATGTCATCAACATCTGTAAAGTTTTGTTCTTTCTTAATTTGTAGGTCTAGCGCCTTGCTTTCGATAGGGTCCATATCTTGCAAGCGAACAATGCGATCCTCTGGCATAACGGCAGGCTTGCCGATCTTTGCCTTAGCTGCATCGTTGGCAATCACGCTGCCCAGGACATCGCCCTCTAACTGACTTGCCTGGTCTAGCGATCCTTGACCAAACGCATCATCGAAGGCGTCTAGCTGGCCTTCCTCTGCGCTAGTTCGTATTGACGCGATTTCATCTGGAGCATCGAAAGAGCGTCCAACATCGCCAACTTCTGCGCGGTCAAACTCGCCTGCTGAAATTGCTCGTCTGACATCTTCGATAAAGCTAGTTGTAGCGGCGTTGTAGTTGCCGGTTTCTTTCGCGTTTCTTGCTGCTGCTGTGAGGGCGTCTGAGAGAGCGCCTTTTCTGTTCGCTTGACTTTGGAGGAGCGCGACCGCTTTGCCATCTTCTTGAGCCCTTCTTTGGTTTGCATCTCTTGCTAGTAGGTTGCCTTCATCTTCAAGCCGCGTAGCGTTCTTGATAAGGTTCTGGAATGAAGACTTGTCTTTGCGTAGCTGTTTTTGCGCCCGGTCTAAAACCTTTGCCCGCTCCATAAACAGACTTGTTGTCAGCACTTCATCGCCAAACAGGCTTTCCTGTGTCTCTGATACCAGGCTAGTTTCTCTCACCTGGCGCACGATCGACTCTGCCTGGAAAGCGTTAGCAGGTTCTGTCTTAGCCAGGACATCGAGGGCTGCTTTCTGCAAGGCCTCATCATTAGGTATTAAACGGCCAACAATAGCCGCAAAGTTTGGCGCAACAACTTCGTTCTTTACCATGCCCCAAGCATCGCCAACTAGGTTTGCAAGGTCTGTGGCTTGGCGAACAAAAGCTGACCTGGGTGGCAACTCACCGATCCGGTCTGGGCTGGAGCGCAGCACCTTTGCCGCGTCGATCGCGCTGCCGGTTCCCTCAGAGATATTCTTGAGAGCCGCTGTAACCATAGCGTCTTCGGGCGTGATCCCGTCAACCTCGCGCAAACGGTAGCCAATCATTTTCACATTTTGTGACGGGTCTTGCTGAGAGATCCGCTTGGCAAGGCCTAGCCTCTGGTGTCCGTCAGCAATGAACAAGCGCCCATCCGCATACTCATAAATAGTAACCATGCCACCCTTAATAGGATCCCATTGGGTTACTCCCTGGAGCCGATCGGTAACGCCAAATTCGTCGCCACCTTCTTTGAACTGGAATGTCTTTGCATCGACGCCAATATCATTAGGGTCGAACTCGTCAACGATACCGCCAATGTTTGTCGCTCGGTTCACATTCTCCGGCAACTCTACAGGCGATGATGGGATCTCAGATACCTTGGGAAGCTTGCCGTTGGTAAAAGCAATCTCTGCCTCTGTTAGACGTGCGTTGTGCTCTATGTCAGCCGCTTGGGTCTTAACCAGGGGAGTGCTTTCTGCGGCTGAGGTGTAGACATCCTCCAATGCTTCAGCGGTTACTTGAGTTTTAGATTTACCGCCAGACGCTGCGCTAAGAACCTGTGCGCCTCGACGGGCTTGCTGCGCAGTAAGCTTAATGGTTTCCCCGCCAATCTTAATTCCAACAGGAAATGCGCCACCAATAAGCGCAGCCGTTCCGACATTGTTTCGGAATTCTTCCCAGCCATATTCCAAGCCTAGACTTTTGTACCATGCGGCTACATCGGGCTGCTGTATTGCTTCAACGGTAGCGTTCACAGCTGCCTCGCGGAAAGCTAGACCAATAAGACCTCTACCTTTTGTTAGAGAGCCACCAGGAATCAACATAGCAGCCTGGTTTATTGGGTCAGTTGCAAAAAACGCCGTACTCCCGACAAACCTGGCAATCGTTTTGCCTATGCCTGGGGATCTCGATGTAAGCTCAGCTAATTCGCTTTGCTCAGTAAAGTGTTTGTCACGCGCAGCCTGCACCCAAACATCATCACGATCTGGATCAAGAACAGAAACAACAAGCTCTGGAGGTAGTGCGTCACGGTTTGCACGAACATAGGCTTCAACTTGCCGCGCTTCGTAATCATATCTGCCCTTGCCATAACGATTCATAGCCTCGCCAGACAGAATAGCAAACACATTAGGGTTTAGATAAGAGCCTGGGTTTTTAAATGACTTGCCAGTAATGCTTTCGATCTCAGCAACGATCGGCTCCCAGGTGTCTTCAACATAAAGCTCAGGAGCAGATCCGCTTTGCAACTTAACGGCGTCAAACGATTGCTTGACGTTTTCGATATACCCACCTTCGGGCTTGCTGCGGCGAGGGGCCGTTGCAAAGGAGGTTGGGTTTACTTCATTTCTGAGGTAACTACTCATTATTCGCCTCTCAACTGCACGGCTTCATTTCTAATTAAATTGAAGACACCTCTTTTTGTAAACTTATTGCTTCCCTCAGTCTGCCGAATAAAGTCCTGTACGCTTTCGATGTCATTTAAATCAACATCGCTGTTACTTAAATCTTGCGCCAGATCCGAAATAATAACCCGCTCGCTCCTGCCCGCTCCGTAACCGCCAGATTTTTTAGTACCCCCAGCTTTGCGCGAGGCGCTAACAAGGTCTCCCATAGTAAATGTTATATCAATGTCAGAGGTGTCCGTTAGCATTGCATATTCTGGGCTGCCGTAATCACCGGCAAAAAGACCATAAACCATTTGGCCGTTTCTTTTGCCTAAGACCTGTATGCTATACTCCTCGTTCTGGAATCTCTCGAAAACCTCTTCATCAATAACGCCATCTGCCGCTATCTCGTTAAAGTTTTCATAGCTGACATTTTCTATGGCATCATTAATTTCTTCTGCGGTGCGGTTGTATGGTATAAGAGTGGGCTTTCCAGAGACCTCTTGAACACCACCAGTGCCTGTCTGAGGATTGTAGCCGGAAGCTACAGAAACAGCCTTAGACCACAATTCTTCGTCGAAATCCTTGCTGACACGGCGAGAAAGAACTTCGGCATAGTAAGCTTCAGCAGTATCTTTGATATTCTTTTTAAGCTCGGCATTAACATCGCCAGGCAAGTTTTCATACGCCGTTCCCAACACCTTGAACATCTCTTCTTTGACTAAGGCCTTGTCAGCCCCGACAAGCGGAGAACCATTCTCCTCGATCTCAACAACGCCATTTAAAATAATCTCAGACTCGTTAAACAAGCCATCCTGCATAAGACCCGCAACGTGCGCAGTGACAGGTGAGTTGGGAGCAATCTGGGCCATAACGTCAGGAGCGTAATCCCCAAACAGCTGCGTGACGTCAATGATTGCCTGCATCCTCTCAACAGCTGTGCCTTTGTTCATCCTTGGAGCATACGCCGCAGCCTCGGACGGAGTGAGGAGCGTTAGGGGGCCAGATAAATTGTAGTGGCCTTGAGTTTGTATTGCAGCCAAAATTCGGCCCTGGACGCCGGTTTGATCCTCGCCTGTCTCTTGCGTTCTCTGGATCGCTTCTGCTGTCAGGTCTACCGACTGAACTTTTACAGCGCCTGTTTTAGAAGCAAACCCTATAGGATCTTTTGCTAGTTGTTTGTCCATATTGTCGCGGAACCCACGCAGGAAATCCAAGCCTAGAAGCTCCCTGGCCTGCAACCCTGGGCCGCCCATCGTGTCGCCGGTCTCAAGGCTCATTATCATACCGTCAAGATCTTGAAGGTTCGTAACAGTTTTGATTGAGGAAGAAAGATCCTGTATGTACTGAAGGTCAGCCAAGCCCTCTTGAAGCTCTACGGCCTCTACGTTGTCCATAAATGGAGCAACCTGGGAAACTAAACTCTCCAGATCAGCAACTCCGTTACCAGGCAAAGTCCCACCCTCTTGGAGTATCTTTGTGTAAGCTGTAATCTGTTCGCCGGTTTTCTTGCCGACCTGCTTATTAACACGGATCTGTTTCTGCTCTTCCGCAGACGCCGCGTCGATAAACCCAGCGCCAGTGCCAAGTGATTGCAGGATCTGGGCCTGAGTTTGCAGGGGAAGCTTTTTTAAAAGCGCAAGTTGAAGCTGGTTCTTGCCTGCTAGGTTTGGATCATTATCACGAATAGCCAGGCGAATATTCTCAAGGTCACGGCTTGGAGTGTCACTGTTTTGGATCGCTTGCATTACATTGCTGGTTACAGCGCCGGTAATGACCGCAAGTTCTTGCTTCTTTAATGCGTCTGGATTGCCTAGACCCAGCTGCCCCATGCGAATACTATCAACGCCAAAGTTGGACGCAATCAAGTCAAACTCAGCTGGTGAAGTTACAGCGGCCAGGTTCTGCATGGTTGACTGCGCACGGGCAGTGCGCGCTGCTGCGTTGGCGCTCTCTATCTTTTGGTCAATCGTATTGCGCAACGAAAACCGCTGAGTCAATTCCATTTGGTTAAAACGATCGGTCAGAACACGCCGTGCCTCTCGGTCATTTACATCTTCAAGAAGCTTCTCGCGCGTAGCCTTGCTTGCCTGAGACCAAAGGCCTTCCTCTTCTTTCCCGCCTTCATTGAAAACATTGCGAAGCTTGCCGGTTTCGATCTTTGACAGGTTTAAAGCCTCTTGGCGTAACGCCTCTTCGCCAGCCAAAAGCTTTTCATTGATCTGCGTTTCACGCGCAGCCTTGTAGCGCATTGCCGTAAACTCAGCAGCTTGCCCTATCACCGCACCAGCTATAGCGTTCTGGGCTTGAGCCTGTTGCACAAAAGGCTGTGCGTTTGCCCTGGTTCGAAAGCTACGACCAGGAGCTTCGGAGGTCATTTGCGATCCGGCTGTGTATGTGGGAATTCTCATGTACCGGCTCCGTTACGTTGTCGCTGTCGTTTTAGTTGGCGTGAATATGTTGCTGTTATAACCCATTTGAGCGGCCTGCCCAAAGCCTGAGATTAAGCTTGCTGTACCTTGTGCGCGCATTGCCGCTGCGCCTGCACCAGCTTCCATACGGGACATTTGGGCAGTAAGCTTGGCGTCTTCCTGGGCATCGTTGATCTGCATGTTGGTGACGTAGTTGTTAAACTTATCAACCGTTATCTCATACTCAAGTTCTCTAGCGTTCTCGCGCAACACCTGCATTGGGGTTCCCACCGCAATGTCGATTCCGGCATAAGCATAGTTAGCAACAGCCTCGCCCTGCACCTTGCGAAACTGCATCCGCTTCCGCGTGTTTGAGATCAACGTATTGTTGTTTATAATCGTGCGCTGGTTCTCTAAGAGGTTTACATCACGCTCAATGATCTGTGCGTTAAACTCACCGATACGCTGCTGCGCAGCGGCTGCACGATCTGCGGCAGACTTCTGGTTAATCCCGCCTAATATTGACAGGCCCATATTAGCAATAGCTAAAGCTTCCATTACCATTTTGCGTACCTCTCATAGTCAAGACCGTCAGGCCCATACTGTTTCATCAAGCCCTCGCTCTGAAAGCCCAAGAACTTAGCCAGCTTGTGAGCGCCCTCAAAGTCCGAACGAACAACCGCCTGCACTCTGCGCAGCTTTAATCTTTTAATCGCTGCGTCTAGCTCACGGCGAACAAGACGTATTGTCTGCACCTTCTTATGCTGCATGTCTTCCGTTGGTATGAACCAAGCCTCTGAAACTCCGTCCCATAACGGGGCCAAGCCAGTAACAGCGTACACTTTACCCTCACCTAGAAACGCCAAGCCCCTACCTGGAACCGTAAACGTAGGAAGAGCAGCAAGAACTAATCCAAGCTGCGCATCATTCTGCTTAGGTGCGTTCTTAGAAGCGTACAAAACGTGCGCTCTGGTGAGAGGTACTACCATCATTTGTCAAACGTATTCATTCTTGGGTACAACGCTAAGATTGTAAGTGGCAAGGGCTGTGTCTGTTGCAAGTATATCCTATCATCGTCATCAAACCCACCCTGGAATTCAATATCTTTATCACCAGTAAACAAGGGTACAGCTTCATCCATAGCCATAGAGCTATCGCGGAAGAAAACGCGGTCTATTTCGCCAGAGTCGTTTCCGATTTCAACGCCAACAGTTTCAAACAAACGCATTGTAATACCGTGAATTCTTTTAGGTTTGCCTTGGGATGTACCGTCTTGAGACCCGCTTTCTAATCGCAGCGTCTGCATACTTGAAGTGTAGCCATACCCAATAGCCGCGCTTGTTGCGGAAAAATCTAAAGTAATTGCTCCGCTTGATACAGTCTTGTCAGGGTGGCTTGCACCATTAGCCAGGATAGAAACATCATCACCCTCTAAGTGATAGAGAGAGCTAAAACCTGATACGGCGCTACCGGCATAGACAAGCCCACTGTCAACAAAGAACGCAGAGGTTGTATCGCTACCAAAGTCAAAGTCCTTCATGACCTCAACATAACGCATTGTCTGACCGTTGATCGTGCGCTTAACAATCATGTAAAGCTCGTCGTTGCCAGTGTCGGTAGGCAAGGTAGATATGCTTTCAACAACCGCTTGACCGCTATTAAACTCGCCGCCAATCACATGCTTATGCCATGCAACAACAGCCTCTTCGCGGCGATACGTTAAGCCCAAAAGTGTGCCATCAGCACGAATACACCAAACAATGTTCTCCGGCTCTTGCTGGTAAGCAAAGCCCTCAATGCCACCTTCAGTAATATGCTCTGCCAAAACAGTTATATCTGGGGCTTGGTAGCCAGAAGTATTGACCTCACCAACATACTTAAACTCTCGCACCTTGCGATTACCGCGCTGTAGGAAAAGCGTAACATCTGCAACCTGGACAGGCTCAATATTTGCAGAACCGTAGTTAGAATACTTGCGGATCTGAGTGGTTGTTGGGCTGATCGGGCCATCATTCGTTGTTGTAAGGACGTACTCGCCGCCCGAAGTACCTATTGTCAGCACCCGCGTAGCCGAAAGATAACGAATACTATTCACCTGGTTTGACGCAATAGTGTAGATCAGAGCATCGTTAGCACTGGTCCCGGTGTGAAAGTTTAAATAATCTGCGTTTTTTGAAAACCACAAGGTCTGTGGGTTGTTATTCGTTGCTGCAAAAACCAAACGCTGCTCAAAGAAGGTAACAACGCTAGGATAGTTGTCAGTGCTAGTGAGAACTGGCGTAGTGTTCTCGTTAATCGTGGGAATGGCAAACGTCCAAGCATTATGATTTGTGCGAGAAAGTGTGCGAACAGCATAGCTCGGGTGCGCAAAATACATAACATCCGCAGATTGGGCAAAGCGTAGATCAAAAATGTCAGCCGCAGCATACGGCGTTGTTTGCTGGTATATCTCGTCAGTAGACCCGCCAGAAGTGTAGGTCGTGTAATTGGTTGAATCAATGTCATTGCCAAACAGATCTTGCAGCGAATAAGTGTTTGCTGTGCTGTTGGCAACAATGTAGTTGCGGCCGTTTAGCTCAGTCATGCCGCCTACGCTATCCAGGTAGATTTCATCACCGTTGCTGTAACCGTGGCTGTTACTCGTAATAACAACAGGGTCTGCCTTTGTTGCAGCCGTAATGCTTTTTGCCGATCCTGTCAAAACTTGCAATCCGTTGCGGAAAACCCGCATGTATTGATTGCCAAACTCTAATATATAAGTGTCAGAGGTTTTGAACTGAAAGGGGATTAGCCGTGTCTTGACGGAGCTATCCTTGACAGCACCCAAGTATTCTGTGCCTGGCCTGCGTGTCAAACCCCCGTGTGGCTGCACAATCATGTTTGTTAAGTCAGATAACCCAGAGCGATACTTTTCAATCTCAATACGGCCCTCAAGGCGCGGAGAGATCTCGCCAGATGTAAACGTGCTGATCGCTGGGGCGGAACGAGCCATTTAGAACCTCGCCTCAATAAAGTCACTAGCCTCAATGCGCTCTGGCGCGCCTTCTGTTGCATCCTCGAAACGAGCATCCTTTAGCTTACGATCAAAGTCAGCCGCAGCAATTTGCCGAACAGTTGTTGATCCAGTAATCGCATAGGAAACTTCATAGGCCAAACGAGAGGCCAAAACCTCAATCAGTCCAGCATCGTATTGCTGTGGGTCTGTAATCCTGGCAACGTACTTAATCTTGGCTGTGCCTTCATCTGTTAAAAGTTTACGGCCTTCAATTATAAAAGGCGGTGTATCATTGTTGCTGCGCATGTTGTCGAAAGGATAAGTCATTGACCCATTGCTAAACTGTAGCACACGCAAGCAATATGGATCAGACGGTAACGCATACTGACGGGCATAGCCGTAAACAGGTGCTTCTGTTTCTTGCGCAAGCTCCGCTCTTCGTATCAAACAATTCCAAGGGTGAGACCGAAACACGCTGTCCCGAACTGCCTCATAACGCTGATTAACAATCCTGGCTGGTTTGCTGTTCTCACCAAGGGACGTAATGTTGGAAGCACCTAAAGAATTTAGTGCGTAATTGGCAATGTCTACAACGCTGGTCATCTGCTATCTCCATAAGGGAGAGGGGGCGACAAGCCGCCCCCGCTCTTATTAGTCTACCACATACTTGATAGTCACCTCAATAGTGCCAGTGCCAGCAGCACCGCCCATCGTGACTGTGATAACAACACCATCTTCATTAGTATCTGTCTCTGTACCTGAGCCTAAAGCTAAGGTTGCAAGGATGTCTACTTTCTGAGCAGATGTTGAAGCAGCAGCAGCTTTGTAAGCAGCCGGAGCGGCAGAAACAGCAGTGCCAGCAGAATTTGTATGCGCTGCATACCCCACTGACAATGTAGTTGATCCACCAAGAGCGTCATGCGCAAGAGAACCCTCAAGCAAACGCGCTCCGTCTGGTAGTGTGAACATCTCAATAACGTCACCAGACGCCAGGGAAGATGCTTCGTATGTGCCGTGAGCTACACGGATACGACCCGCAAGCTCATTAGCTTTGTTCATCACGGCTGGTGTTGCGCGTGAGTTAGTACGTTGTGCTGAATATACAGTAGCCATTAATCAGTCTCCTTATTCGCTACACGCGATTTCGACAACTTTGGATTCCTCCATCCGTGTCGCACCGACAGACTGACAATAGTAAACCTGAGTAGCGTAGGATTTATCTGCGCGCTCATCAATACGGGCTGCTGGCTCTTTGCCAATAGCGCACTTGATGCCGTCAGATGCAAACGCAATCACTTGGCGGTCAGAGTTGCTATCTGTACTCAAGCGGTTTGAAACGATGAAGCTGAAGCCAACAAACGTGTTGATCTCACCCATCGCCAAGGCTTTGACAGTGTTGTAATCGCTAGAAGTTACAGTTGTGTTGTTCAACAGATCAGAAACCTGCTTAGGTGAAACAACGATGTGACGAGGGATAGAAGGATCTACGTTGCCACTATCAAGGATCTCTTTAGCTTCAATCAACTTAGCAATAGTCAAACCGGCAGATCCATGTGCGATCTTTTGGCCTGCTGGCAATGCTGTAGTGGTTGAACCGTCTTTGCCTGTTGAGGCGTTACCTAGAGCAGCAGCAATGATAACATCATCCATTGCGCGACCCATAGCTGCGGCAGCAGCACGGCTATACGTTGAAGTCGGATCAACGAGCAAACGCACTTTGTCCTGATCGTCGATCAGATCGGCATACTCATAGTCAGACATAGTAACCATACGGCGTGAATGTGGTGTGTCCACAATCGGTGTATCCGCATGACGGGAGGTACGCAGGATAGCAGCTGCTGATCCCACCTGGTCGAAAAAGGCTTTCTCGCCGTTTACGCTTTCCACATCTACCGCATTGCGCAGCAGAGAACCCATTTGCTGTGACAGCATTTGGATGTTCGCAGAGAACTGTTGGACGAAAGCCGTAGTAATTTGAGTAGACATTGGTCTCTCCTACAGATTAAGTTTATGTTTGCTACGCATGGTTATCTCCGAAGAGGCCTTGCTGCTGCTTAGGGCAGCTAGTCCACCTGACGCACAGGTTTGTCGGCGTGGGCCTTTCGGTTGTCCACTATACATAGCCACGCAAACGCAAGACCTCGGCTACTGCCGCGTCATGGCCTGGATGACCTGCAACTGTGTATGGCGTATTTGGTTGCATGTGTTCTTGAATGAGCTTTTGCGCATCCTGAGAGCTCATAACAACCTCGGTCGGTTCTCCGACCAAGCCATCTTCTCCTAGCATTTCTGCCATGCGGGAGAATGTTCTAATAATAACAGGGTGATCGCCCAATACGCGCCCGTCTGCTAGTTGAATTTGGTCAAATATTTCAGTGTCACCCATAACCGTGCGCGCCGCAGCCTGTGCTTGAGTAAGCTTTTTCTCAAAGTTTTGCCCAAACTCTTGGCGCAACTCCTGCTCACCATTAAACCGAGCCTCTTCTGCACGTTGATTAAGAGCTTCTCGGCCAGCATTTATCTGATCCTGATACAAGCCCGCAATCTCCTGCGCCTGCTTATTAGACAAGCCAATTTCATAAGCCTTGTTTCTAAAAGCAGTGAATGAGCCTTCGTCAAAAACATCCGTTTGCTCTAACTCGTACTGGTTCGGATCTTCGGGAGCACCTAACCGTTGGTAAACGCTTTGCCATTCCTCGGCTGTAGCAGCTTTACCTGGTATAGCAATCTTGTCTGCGCCAATAAGCTTTTGCGCGTTAAGGTGCGTTTTTGCAAAATCATTCAAAGACTCCCACTTGTTAATTAGCGGGTTACTTCTGTACTCTTCTTCAAGGCCATCAAGCCAGCTACCCGTTTGCTCAGGTGCAGCTTGCGTTTGTTCCACTACAGGCTCAGGCGCTACCGACTCAGCTACTACTGCATCCGCGACTTCTTGAGATCCTGTATCTAGGGTTGTCTCTTCGTTCATTTGTTTTCCTGTTCGGGACTGCGTTCTTCGGCCAACATTCTGACGATAGTAAGCACTGCTGCTCGTTGACCCTCTGCAAACGCTGATTGATGTGGATCGCCAGAAACAAAAGTGGTTGTCTCAAAGCTAAAACGCTTTTTGAGATCACCTAAAACCTGCGCGCCATCATCTGTCCCAAAGGTCCGACGATAAGCTAACTTTAATTCCTCTACCTTGTTCATATCTGACCGCGCTCCCTAGCTGTTGAGATCGCTTCTGCCATAGGCGCGGCCTTCTGAGCCTGCTCTGCAAGCATCATTTCCTGCTGTTGCTGCGCTTGCCGGGCCTGAGCCTCGGCACGTTGGCGACGAAGATCTTTTACTTCCGTGTCGCTGCGGATAACGCGCGCAGGAATACCAGTCGTTTCGACCAGGTACTGCACAAGCTTATCATCATCAAGATAATCCATAACAGGAGCAATTTGCTGCATCTGCAACAATACCTCAAAGCCGCGCAACATAGACTGCAAGTCAGTCATCTTCTGCGCTTTAGCCAGCGGAGAAACGTATTCAATGTCAATGTCTTGGCCTTGTAGCTCCTCCGGTGCGGGTGGAAGGAGCCCAGACCGAAGGAGCAGTGCAAAGGATCGAGAGATTAGCGGTTGCAGCAACTCGGCCTGGAGTCTACCGAGAACCGGCCCAAGTAGCCGCATCTTCTCTTCATTCCTCTGCAACACCTCTGTTGCAGTCATGGCAGGGCCATTAGACATCAACAGCTGATCGACATAGAACGCCTGACGAATTGCATTGCGGCGCTGCTCTTCCATGTTTAAGCCAAGAGGATTGTTTGCACCAATCTGCAATGGCTCAAGCCGGTCGCGTGTGCCAGAGCGGTAGAAGTTTAGAGCCCCAGGTGTTGTGCGCACCGGCAGCATAAACCCATCGTCGGGAACCATGAGAGGCGGATCAATCTGTTTCTGAGCAGCACGAATTGTTGTCTCAGACATTTTGTTAAGCATCTTGGTATCAGGCAGCGCGTTCATTGCAGGGCTGCGGCCATACGTTGAAACGCTATCTTTTACAAAGCGAGTGACCATAAACGGAAATTCATCAAACCCGCTTTCGGAAAGAAGCTGTCTAGTGTCTGCCGTATAGTAAATAGAAGCTATAGGCTTGTTCTTTTTGGCTCGACCCTTGGCTTCCAACCGTGGATATGCCGCGTGAACAATAGAATGTTCCTTGTAAGGATCTTTCTCTAGGTCTTTTTTGACCTCAACCGGACAGTTTTCTTCACCAAACTGCATAGCAATGGCCCGCGCAGTCAGTTTAAACTTGCGGTAAACCGTATCAACCCGGCCCTCTGAGTTCTCAGAAATGCAAATTTCAGCAATATGACGCGAAGAAAAACGCAAACCATCGTCTGCGCCCTCGACGTAAAACGCAGCTGTACCAAAAACAACGAGATCATAATACAATTCGTGGATCTCTTGCTGGAAATTAGAGCGATGAAAAGCCTGGTACATTTGATCTATAGAGGTTTCTAACCATTCGTTTGCCGCGTCACTCTGTTGGAGCATGGGGTCACGGAAACGCATAGAAAACCAAGGTGTGCTAGGGCTGGTCAACATGCCATGCAAGCTAGACGCAAGCAACTCAACAGCATGAACAGCTGTACCATCGTACAAAAGCTCTGTTCGCTTGTCTCCCTGGGTGCGCTTTTTGGTAATATCAGCCTTACGAGGCAGCATATAGTCTGCCAACTCTTGCCAATGGCTTTCCCATTGGGATCGCTGTGACTGCAATGTTTTATATCTGCGGTCTAACTGCGTTATCATCGGCAATACTTCAGCCATTACTATGCCATCCCATAACTATTCATTAAACTTTTGCGCTTTTTAGACTTGTTGCCGCCCTCAGTGCGACCAGCCATACGCTGGTTTAGGCGCTCGATCGGATCAACAGACGCAGCTTTATTCATCTTTGCAGGCTGTGACGAGC